GGAAAAGTGTGATTTTGGCAACATAACCAATGATATCAGACGTAAGGTAAAAAAATGATAGATTTAGACTTCATAAAACGATGCAATGAAGAATTGAAACCACAAATCATAATGGATATGTGGTTGATCATACCCTTGATTGAACAAATAGATAAAATAAAATTATCTAGATTGATGGGAAGATATAGAGCTAAGGTCGGTGATATCATAAAAATTTACAAGCCTGCATACATTAGTGAAGATGCGACAATTGCGGTGAAAATTCAATATGTTAAGAATCTTACAAATGACAGTCATAAATCTTTGATCAATGTTAAGGATTAAAATATGCCACAACCAAAAGATTTAACAGGTCAAACAATCGGAAGATTAACTTTTCTAGAAGTTCGAACAGAAGACAAGAAAAGATTTTGGAAGGTTCGATGTCAATGTGGTGAAGAACTAGAATATCGATCAGATTACCTTTCTACCATGAAGTGCAGAGGAACTAAATTTGAATGCACTAAATGTAAACTCGAAAGAAAATCACCAACTTTAACTAATAAGGTTTTTGGAAGGTTGACAGTTGTAAAAGAGGTTCCTAGTAGAGATGGTCATCATAGATGGTGGCTTTGTCGTTGCGAATGTGGTGTAGAAAAAGAAATACCTGGAATAAGGTTAAATCCAAAGTTTAGCGTGCATGCAACAAAATCTTGCGGATGCTTAGCTAGAAAGCTTAATTCTAAATGGTGCAACACAACTCAGTATCCACCTGCTCATCAGTTGAGATCCAAGTCTACTACTGAAATAAACAAATCATTATATGAATGTAGGAATGCTATGGTTTCAGCTTGTTATCGATCTGACGATCATAGATATATAAATCATGGAAATCTAGGACATACTGTGTGTGATCTATGGAGAAATGGAGCAAAAGATTTTGTAAATTTTGCATTAAAAAACGGATATAAGTCAGGCGATGCAATTTTTTTAAAAAAAGGGAAAACGATTTTTTCTCCTGATAACTGTTATTTCATGTCTCGGGGAGATTTTCACAAAATAAATAATTCAAAAATGATCGAATGGGATGGAAAAACACAATCGATTACTGATTGGGCAAATGAATTAGGATGCACAACATCTTGTTTATCTTTGAGATTAAAAAAGTACCACAAATATGGTTTAGATAAGATAATGGATTTGTCTTGGGTGGCAAAAAAAAATTACAATTATGGTACTGAACATTTTGAACCAGAAATCGTAAGAATGTATGTCCAAGGAAAAACATATTTAGAAATTGGTCTTGCATTGGGATGTTCGTCTAGTACGATCTTAAGATTCCTAAAAAAGAACAAAATTAAACCTAGACCAGCTAAATGTCGATCAAGTTTAAATAAAAGCCCTTAAAACATATGATTAAGAGAGATAAAAGAATATGATCCAACCGCAACAACTCTATCTAAACGTATCTAGAAACATGATCGAACATGTCGTTAATCAGCAATATGAAAAAGGATTTCTGCTAATTCAAAGCGTAGATCTTGCGGCCAATAAAGTTCTTTTGACGTTTCAAAAATCTGATCTGCCTAGCATGAAATGCCAGGATAGAATTGTTAAAGTTCTTAAAGAGGATCCAATGTAAAGCGGCTTTACATGAACTCAATACCAAGACCCGATTTTAGCAATATTATACCTAACACGGTATCAATTGATACCACTCCAAAGGTCTCACAAAAACAGATGGAGGAAAGGGATTCTGAAGAAGATTCAGAAACAACTGATGAAATAGAATAAAATTAAATGTAAAGCTGGCTTTACATCATAAGATGTTTACTCTGTGTAATATACAATTATTCATAGGCACAAAACCTGTAGTATAAATTTTAATTATAAAAAATAATCCTTTTCATTATAGTGTGGGAATAGGCTAAAAAAGGATTTTATGGGAAGTTACGACAACCAAGCATCTGGGTATGTTGACCCAGGTGAAGTGAATTCCAAGAACGTCAAGCAAATGGTTGACCACTTCTACCAATATTCTTATCCTGCAAATGCTGCATATTGGCAGCAGGGATCGATTGATAAAAGATTTAAAGTTGGCGATCAGACTCTGTGGAGCATGATCTACGGAGACAACCAATACTTTCAATCAAGGCGCTTCTTTTTCAATTTGATCCGAAGACATATTAATATGGTAACAGGATTTCAAAGAAAAAACAGAAAGAGCACAACAACTGTTCCTATATTTCAAGATGACAAATTATCCGATGATTACAATGGCTGTTTAAAGTGGTGTGAAGAAAGAGACGGATTTCACGAATACCTTTCTCAAGGATTCGAAGGAGCATTAGACACTGGTTTAACATTGCTTCATTTGTACCCAGATTATACCTTAGACCCAATTTCAGGAGACCTTTTTACAGACCAAGTAGCGTACAATAATTTCTTGATTGACCCTTATTGGCGCAAGATGGATTTTTCAGACTGCAATTTTATCTGGCGTCGAAGATGGGTTAACAAAAATGCAGCTAAAGCATTATTGCCAGGGCGTGAAAAAGAGATTGATAAGATGCAACCTAATGGCATGAAGGATGGAAGATTTCCCTTGCAAGCAGAGTTAATCAATCTTGACACGCACCGGCTCTTTACATATGACGAAGTTCATTACAGATCTACTAGAGAGGCTAAATTAATCATAGATCCAATTTCTGGAGAATCAGTTGAGTTTGAGGACAATCCTCAAGCAGATAAGGATGAATTGGAACAAATATTGGCAATGCAACCTTGGTTAAAAGTTAAAAAAATTCAAGTTCCTACAGTTAAACTAGTTATTCTAATAGGCGGCCAGGTTGTATATGATGGAGAAAACTTACTTCATATTGACGATTATCCTTTTGTTCCTTGTGTATGTTATCATGAGCCTGATATACAGTCTTATCAATGGCGAATCATGGGAATGGTACGCAACTTACGAGACAGCCAATATCTTTATAACCTTAGAAAAGTCATTGAACTGGATATTTTGCAGTCTCAGATTAATTCTGGATGGATATATCCGATAGATAGCGTGACAGATCCAAAAGCCTTCAGGCAATCGGGTCAGGGCTTTTTAATTCCTTTAAAAGCTGGTCATCTACCAAACGAAATTCAAAGAATAGAACCCCCATCTGTTCCTCAAAGCATGATCGAGCTTTCAAAAAGCTTAGCTGAAGATATAACAAAAATTTCAGGTGTCAATGAAGAACTTTTGGGATCTGCAACAGATGATAAGTCAGGAATATTATCCATGTTGCGCCAAGGAGCCGGACTCACTACGCTGCAAACAATTTTTGATAAGCTTGACTATACTCAACGACTATACGGAAAAATACGTCTCCAAGCAATTCGAAAGAACTTTTCCAAGGGTAAGATTCGAAGCATATTGGGGCACGACGTGGATGATAAATTCTTTAGCAACTACTCGCAAAAATATGCGATAAACGTCGAAGAAGGAAACTACTCTGCAACGCAGCGTCAAACGGAATTGCAGCAGTTATTGCACTTTAGAGAAATTGGCATACCGATCCCTAATAAGTCCATACTCCGAGCCGCAATTATTACTAATAAGAAGCAGGTCATGGATGAGATGGAACAAGAATCACAACAGCAAAACCAAGCGCAACAAATGCAGTCTCAAATTGATATGCAAAAAGCGCAAGCTGACATTATGTCTAAGCAAGCTCGCGCTAAGAGCGATTTAGCAAGAGAAATGGATCTTATGGCATCTTCTCAAGAAAGAATGGCTAAGATTAACGAAATTAATGCGACTGCGGAACATAAAGAAATGGAATATGACATGAACCTGGTTAAGCTTGCAATGGAGCTTGAAGACGTACAATTTAACCAGATTAAAAACGCCTTTGATTTAGCTCAAAGTGTGAAAATAGCTAATCAAGAGCAACAATTAGTTGCACAATAATATTGCCACAAGGAGGATTTATGGCAAAAAAAGAAATGGGTCAAGGCATGAAATCACCCACTATGCCAAAAAAAGAATTTGAGCGTCATTATGACAATCTAAAAGGTTGTGATATGAGGTATTGCTCAGAGATGAATGCAGCAGAAGAATATGAAAGAGCTAATAATGGTCTTGCCGACTATGTTAAAAAACATGCTATGAAGAATAGCTAGGAGGTCTATGGCCAAGAATCATGCTTCTGATACGGATTTTAAGAGAAATCAAAAGCCGTATAACATGCATCGTGAGCATTGGGAAATTAAATACCATGAAAAACCAGCAAATGATGAAAAAAATCAGGTGATGGGATCATGTTTTAACCCAACTAACACAAAAAACAGGTTTAAAACTTACGTACCGGTTAACGAAACGGATACATGAATAAGAGAAAAACTGCTGGTGAGCTTTCGCTGAAGGCCACCAGCGATAATAAAGTATATGATCCTTTAGAGATTGGTTATGCTTTAACAGAGGACGTATATCATCAACTTATGATTTGTGCTGAAAAACACAAAACTATATTTGATGAGACAGAATATTTCGTTTGTTTGTTTGTAGCTTCAGATCCTCTTATAAAGGGGATTAGAAGGCATAAATATGCCGCGTTTCTATATTTGCCAAGTCCAAGGCCTGAGCAAATGTGCTGTCTATATAACAAAGTAACCAATAAGTTAACGAGACTTTGGACTCTACCTAGTGCTGCGCAAATGGCTCATATATCTGAGACGCCAATTGTTAGCAAAAGATGGCAAAAGACCAAAGGGTGGGTAAATGCTTTTTATGGTCTTTATTTTTGGGAACATATTAGAAAGGAATACAATATCCAACATTTGTCAGAATATGAATATCTAAAGGCCAATAGACAAAAACTCATTAACGCGGGTTGTAAGGAATGCCCGACGCCTGTCTCCGAGCCCTTTGATTTTAGTAAGGTCACTATTGACCACATCGAAAACACGAAGACAGCCCGATCGGATTAATTTATTTTCTATTATCTTGGGGAGACACAAGACTTGAATCGGAACATCTCCGGAAATTGTCACCATAATTTTACGGTAGCGCTCGAGGTCTTGAGCTATTTTCCTACCATCTATTAAAACATCATCCATAGGTAAAACATGTCAGAAGAAATTAAAGTTGAAGTAAAACCAGACGAAGCTATAGCACAAAAGACGGAAACTGTGCAACAGCCAACAGAAACAGTGGAACAATTAAACTGGAAAAAATTTAGGCAGGAAAGGGAAGAAGAAAGAAAAGCTAAAGCTGCCGCTGAAGAATTGGCAAGGAAAAAACAAGCAGAAAACGAGGCGTTGCAAAGGGCTTTAGAGGCTGTAGTCAGCAAGCCGACAAAAGTTATGCAAGAAGAAGAAATCGAAGTTTCTGAAGATCAAAAAATTGAAATAAAAGTCCAAGAAGCTTTAAGAAAGCGCGAAATGGAGTGGGAAAAGCAAAGAGTTGAAAAGGAACAAAAAGAGCTTCCTCAGCGCCTTAATTCAAATTACAAGGATTTTAATCAAATCTGTACCTCAGAAAACCTCGACTACCTTGAGTACCATTACCCAGAAGTCGCCGAACCATATAAGCATATGCCGGATGGTTATCAGAAATGGGAAGGACTATATAAGGCTATAAAAAGGTTTATACCTGTTAAGGAATCTAACAAAGAATCTAAGAAAGCAGAAAATAACCTGTCTAAGCCTGGTGCCTTATCAAGACCTGGAATGACACAAAGCGGCGATCAAGCACCTGTTATGATGGATGATTCTAGGAGAGCTGCTAACTGGGCTAGAATGCAAAAGATCATTAAAGGCATTTAATTTCTTGTGTTAAAATTTGATTAGAGTTAATTTGAAATTTAGCAGTAATTGAGTGTCGCTAGCTCATCAATGTAAAGCTGTTTTACACGAACAAAAAAACGTGTAAATCCGGCTTTACATCACACATCTAGGCTGTATTGCCCATCGCCAGGCGAGCTGTAATGTTGAGATCGCAATCAACAAAAGAAACAGTAACGCTTAAAATGGGAGTGCCAATATGGCAACAGGAATCACCAATATTGACAATATGGCGCCTGAGCTGCCTTTGCAGTTTTCAGAAGACCTATTGTCTACACCACAATTTAATTTAATTCACAGTTTCGGTTGCGATCTGCATTTTGCGGATGCGTATATCGGAAAAACCACCAGAATGTCTCGTTATGAAAGACTTTCTACTGACGGCGGTCAATTAGACGGCTCAGGTATTGACCCAGCCCCTGAAGTTGTAGTTCGTTCAGATATCGATGCTACAATGGAAATCTACGCTAAGACAGTCGTTGTTAATGAGCAGGTAACCTTATATGAAAACGATAAAGTTCTAACTAAGTTTACAGCTCTCTTAGGACAATGGCTTCGTGAAAAAGAAGACTTGCTGATGCGAGATCTTTATGCTTCTTCAGTGTCATATATCAACTGTGTAGGTGGAACAGACGGCGATCAGCCAAGCAACCTTTCACGCGGTGATATTAATAACATCGAAAGAATTCTCCTTAGCAATGATGCTAGAACTATGCTAGCTGTCAACGAAGCTGACCTGAAGTTCGGTACATCACCGACCAGAGATGCCTTTATTGCTTTGGCAAGCACTGATTTAACATCAGACTTACAAAACGTATCTGGTGTCGTGCTTAAAAATGCTTATCCTCACCAAGAGGGCCTAAGACCAGAAGAATATTGCTCTATCAGCCGTTTTCGTTTCTTTGTTTCTTCAAAAGGAGCAAAGATTCCAGGAGCTTCTCTACTTGGCGCAACAGTTTATACCATCCCAATGTACGGTTTGGAAGCTGCTGCTAAAGTTGAGCAGAATGGATATACAGCAATTCTTGGGTATCGTCCTCCTTACGTTGTATCAAGTGTGGCTCAAAATAGCCAGCTTTATGCTAAGTTTGCGATTGCTAGAGCAATCACTAACCAAAACTGGATTTCCGGTTTAAATGCTACTCAAAACCCACAAATTACAAACTAATGAGGTGAAATATGGCCTTTACTATTTTAACTGGTGGATCGTTCACCTCAACAGGAGTCGGAGTTAATATACCACTTCCGTCTTCTTGTGATTATTTTAAAACTTGGAACGTAACGCAGTATGCGGCTGCTTCTCCTTCAGTTGTTGTCGGTGGTGAGTGGTTTGGTTCTAAATTTGGTGCAGGTGCTTCCGCTGTTAATAGCGGGTTGAGATGGAAAAAATCAGGTAGTTCAGCTATCTTGATCGATTCTTTCTCTACTTCTACTGCAAGTAATGGATTTACATATGTAACTTCTGTTCCATACGTTGAAGCTCAAAATGCTAATGCTATTACTGCAATTAATGCAACAAGCCCAGCCGTTGTGTCCCAGACTAATACATATTCTGAAGGCGATTTGCTTAGAATCTATGGTACTACTGGTATGCTGCAATATGGCGGTATGGTAGTTCAGATTTCAACTGTCTCTGGTGCAGGATACACATTGACTGGTATCCGAGCTGCTGGTTTAACCGCGGGAACCGCTGGATATACTAGACGCATCTCTAAATATGCTGCCGTTGAGCCTGAATTCTTATATGTAACTGAAATCACTAAAGCGACTTCAGCTGTTGTAAGAACTTCTATAGACCCAACTCCATATTATGTAGTCGGTATGTTGGTTCATTTTAGCATTCCTCCATCTTTTGGAATGACTGAAATGAATGGTCTGACAGGTAAAATCACGGCTTTAGATGCAACTGAATACACAATGACTGTAGATATCGATTCTTCGACATTTACAACATTTGCATTCCCGCTGACTACAGCATCTCCAACAGCTCAGCTGTTCGCGACTGTAGCACCTGCAGGACAGAGAACTCAATTTGATCCCGTAACTTTGGTTCAAACCGGTTATGATTTCAACAAGGCTCCTTTCCATACAGGTCAGTTCACTCCATACATGTTTTTGGCCGGGGGTGCCAATTCGCCCGCTGGAGCAGATGCGGATGTGATTAATTGGATGGCTTATAAGCTTGAAAATTAATAATTTAAGTAATACTGGAAATTGATAACCAGCTATGGTATCCTCCTATAAAACGGAGGATACCATTATGAGAAAATGTTACATATGCAAAGAAGAAAAAGAGTTTACAGAATTTTATAAAGATAAAACACAAGTAGCAGGTCATTCCTATGAGTGTAAAAAATGTAAATCTGAAATAAGTAAGAAGAGAAGAGAGGAAAATCCTGAAAAATATAGAGAACAAAATCGAAGATCATTAGAAAAAAACTATGAATCGATTAGGGCATCTCAAAAAAGGTTTAGGTTGGAGAACCGTGAAAGGATTTTAAAAAGAAGAAAAGAATTAAGAGAACCTAGGCGAAAAGAAATCAATGCTAGGGAATACGAAAGAAGGAAAAACGATCCTAAACATCTTGAAAAGATGAGGATCTTAAATAAAAAAAATAGAGAAAAAAACAAAGAAATAAATAAGCCAAAACGCAGTGCTCATAAGCTTGTGATGTATGCAGTAAAACTTGGGATTTTAAAAAAACCTAAGGAATGTGAAATCTGCCAAGGAACTATAAGGATTGAAGGTCATCATAAGGACTATACAAAACCTTTAGAAGTTCAATGGTTATGCAAATCATGCCATGTTAAAGAGCATGTAAAGGAAAGAAATTGATAAAAGAATTTTTTAAATCTTTATTTTCTGTTAAAGAGGATAAAAAAATTGTTCAGGTTGAAACAACCCAAGAAAACGTTGATCAGCAAAAACTGAAAGAATTCATCAAGGAACAAATTGAACATGAAGCTCGTCAAATCGAACAGGTGATAAGAAACCTAGTAGAAATCGAATATAAAAAACATAGAGAAGACAAAAAGAAAAACAAAAAGAAAAAATAATGCCCTTGATCCCTACAAATCCGATTGATGCAAATACATATTTGCCAGGAGAGCAGGTTATTCCAGCTGCTTTTCTGATTTCAAATATGACGAGATCTAGTCGTATGGTGGTATCTACAGGCAATAACCCTGTGATTGAAGCATTTCTTTATAATTTTTCAAGCTTAAATCTTCTAACTGGATTAGTTTCGACAGCATCTTTAGTTCCTGGTACTTTGAATATTTATGGTAAAAAAGGAAATCTATGGACTGATGAGCTAATGAATGGTGTGTTAACCAATAACAGTGGCGGAGCAAATGGAACGGTTAATTATTCCACAGGGATAATCACAGGACCATCATTAAACATTAGGGGAACTTTTAGTTATTACCCAAATTTAAATTTGTCTCAGCCATCGTATACCTATATCCCTGGCCAAATAATTAGATTTAATGTTCCCGTTCCTTATGGCATACAACAAGCTAATGGACTTAACGGAACAATTCTTTCAATCGATGGAACCGATTTTACCGTTGATATTGATTCAACAAATTTTGATTTCTTTACATACCCAGGAGCTGGAGTAAAAATTTTGAGACCGGCTAGTTTCAGCCCAGCAGGCTCTAAAAATCTTCAATATAGCAATTCATCTAATCAAGTGGCCTTTCAAAAC